CCCACAAGACGAAGCGTCTGCCAAGCAAGCTACAGACTATTGCAATTGGGTATTCCATCGTGACAACGAAGGCGTAGCTATCCTGCATGACTGGTTTAAAGATGCCCTCTTGCAAAAGAACGGCATTGTTAAAGCTTTCTGGGAAGACAAAGAAGACATTACAAAAGAGCGTTACTACGACTTGTCTGATGATGAGTTAGCAATGCTTTTAAGTGATGAAAGCATGGAAGTTGTCGAACAAGAAACAATAGATTTCCCAATCTTTGACCCTAATGGACAGCCAGTCATTGACCAAACTGGTCAGCCTGTCATGGGTGCTACTCACAACGTAGTAGTCCAAAAGAAAAAGAAATCAGGTAAGGTAACGATTGAGAATGTTCCTCCAGAGGAATTCTTGATTAGTAAGAAGGCTCGTACTATTGCTGATAGCCCATTTGTGGCACATCGTCAGATGTTGACTCGTAGCACATTGATTGCTATGGGTTTCAATAAGAAGCAAGTTGAAGGCTTGCAGATGGATGATGCTTTGGCATATACGCCAGAGCGTGTGGCTCGTTATTCTGCTGGTGAGCAGCCTTACCAAGTGCAGACCGATGACCCATCAATGCAAGAGATTGAAGTCTTTGAGTGCTATGTCAAAACTGATATAGATGGCAAAGGCATTGCATCATTGGTGCAAGTCTTTTATGCAGGAAATGAAATTCTGCAAGATGTTAAAGGCAAGGAAATGATTGAGGAGGTGGATTATGTTCCTTTCCATTCTATCTGCCCTATTCCAATCCCACACAAGTTCTTTGGTAACTCACTTGCAGACAGAACAACTGACTTGCAACTGATTAAGACTACTATCACTCGTCAGATGTTGGATAACTTGTATCTGACAAACAATGCACGAGTGGTTGCTGTTGAAGGACAGGTAAACCTTGATGACTTGCTTACATCTACTGCTGGTGGTGTTATTCGTGCTAAGTCTCAAGGAGCTGTGCAACAACTTGTAGTGCAGAACGTAGCATCTCAAGCTTTCCCAATGCTTCAGTACTTGGACACAATCCAGTCAAAGCGTACAGGTGTGTCTGATGCCTCACAAGGGCTTGACCCATCTATCTTGCAGAATGTGACTGCTGCTGCGGTTGCCTCGATGCAACAAGCTGGTGCAGGTAAGATTGAACTGATGGCTCGCATTTTTGCTGAGACTGGTGTTAAGTCTTTGTTCAAGGGTATCTTGCATCTCTTGTGCAAGTACCAAGACAAGCCTCGTCTAGTGCGTATGCGTGGCGAATTCGTAGAGTTTGACCCACGTACATGGGCTAACCAATACGATGTTGCCATCAACGTAGGTTTGGGTGCAGGAAATCGCCAAGAACAGATGGCTATGCTTTCCATGATTGTTGCTAAACAAGAGCAGTTGATTGGTCAGTACGGCCCTGCCAATCCTTATGTTTCACCAGCTCAGTATCGTGAAACTCTTGGACGCATGGTTGAAATTGCTGGCTTTAAAGATTCTGCACAATTCTACAAAGCAATTACGCCAGAGCAAGACCAGATGCTCTCGAATCCTCCTCCACAACAGCAACAGATGCCTCCAGAAGTACAGGCATTGATGGCTAAGACACAGGCTGAGATTCAAGCCAATCAACAAAAAGCTCAAGCTGATATGCAACTGCAACAACAGCAGATGCAGATTGACTCACAGATGGCTCAACAAAAGGCTGCTCTTGAGATGCAATTGTTGCGTGAGAAAGAGGCTGCTAAGTTGCAATTAGAGCGTGATAAACAACAAACTTATTTTGCTATGAAGCAACAAGAGTTTGAAGCAGAAGCCCAATTGAAAGCAATGAAGATTGGTGCTGGCATTACATCTAACGTAGAGATTAAAGGTTAATCATGGCTGTATCTGCACAACAAATTGTAGATTTTCTGCTTGCTAATCCAAACATGAGTGATGCAGATATTGCTTCTGCTATGGCTACTTATGGAGTAAGCCCTGCTGATATGGCAAAGGCGACTGGCTCTGATGAAGGTGAGATTGCTGCTCGTGTGGCTGCTACTTTGCCTCCAAATGAAGCTGTGTTGCTTGGTGATACTTTTGTGCAAGCAATCAATACAGTAACTGGTTCTGGTGAAGACCAACAAGTAGGCCCTATTGAAAGTGTATCTGTTTATAAAACAACAGGTGGTGTTGGTGACAAAATTGCTGTTGGAACAGATGTAAAACAATATAGCCCAACTGGAGAATATGTAAGCACCTCAAAAAGCACAGGAGACAAATCATTCTTTGGCGGCTTAGCTGATGCTTTCAATGACCCAGTTATTAAGGCTGCGTTAATGGCTACAGGATTGCCAGCAGGAATTGGTGAGGCAGTTGGTCTTGGTACTGGTGCTACTGCAACGGCTGTAGGGACTGGATTGCTAAACGCAGGAACTACTGCTGCAACTGGCGCAGACTTAAAAGATGTTGTCAAAGCAGGTTTAGTTGGCGGTGGTGCTTCTTTGCTTGGCTCTACAGTTAATGATTTAATTTCATCTGGTTCTGCAATTGATGCTTCTGGCATGACTCAAACACAGTTTGATGCTTCACTAGAAGGTCAATTAGTTAAAGATATGCAAAATGCAGGATTGACTAACAATCAGATTTCTGCGTTTTTAGATGACATGGGTATTGGTCAAGGTTTAACTGTGCCAAGCACAACTATGCCAACAACAGGTGCATCTACAGTACCAGAAGTAACAGTTACTGCGCCAGCAACACCAACACCTACAAACTTATCTGGCGTTATCAATGCAATTTCAAATACTGTTCCTACAGTTGAGATTAAGTCTGAAAGACCTAAAGATACAGCAACCCCTACATTGCTTACACCATCGGCTACAGTTCCTGAAGTAACTGTTACTGGTACAAAGCCTGTTGTTACAGCGCCAACTACTCCTATTCCTCCAATTGTTCCTAGTGTTCCATTGGTGTTGCCAACAATACCTCCTACACCTCCAGCACCTCCTACGCCTCCTACTCCTCCAGATAAGACACCAAGCATTTCTGACGTTCTAAAGGTGATTGGTACTGTTGCGGCTGTTGGTGGTGTTGCAAATGCAGTAACACCTCCAAAGACAACATATCCAATTGTTCCTATTCCTCCAGAATGGACTCCTCCGACAACACAGCCTACTTCACCATATCAACCTTTAACTCCTATTGATTTTGGTAATCAAAACTTGTTGATTGGCACACAATGGGAAAAATTCCTTGACCCTAACTATGGAAAAGTTCCAGAGCCAGTCAAATATTCACAGCCATCTAATCTTAGCTACAATGATTTAATGAGTATCTTGGGTAGCAAACAAGGTATGCCACCAACAAGTTCATTGTCTATCAATGATGTAATCTCTGGGATACAAAACCAATATGGACAAGCACCTCAAAGCACAATGGGCGCAAAACCTGCTTAATGATGACTTTTTCAAAGAAGTCATAGATAATTTGAAAAAACAGCAAATTAGTGTAATAATTAACACAAATGTAGATGAATTAGATAGGCGAGAAGATGCTTACCACTACATAAAGACATTGGAATTGATTACAGGACACCTAGAAGGCTTGGCCTCGGAAACCTTAATCAAAGAGAAAAAGTGGAAGATTCTGTAGCTTTTAAGCTACTCCTCCGTCCAGAAGGTGTCTGGCGATTTTTGAGATGACAAATGGAAAACACCAACCCACAAGGGAGTGAAAGCCTAGATGTAAACCAAGCCGCTTCAGCGTTTGAAGGTCTAATGGGAAATTCTGAGGAAGCCGAACAAGGCCAATCTGAGGAACAAACAGAAGAACTGCAAGCTTCTGATGAAGTTGAATATTCTGAGGAGGAATCCGAGGAAGAACAACCAAAGCCAAGATATAAAGTCAAGGCTGCTGGTGAGGAAGTTGAGGTCGAACTCGATGAACTTATCAAAGGTTACCAACAAGGTACTGATTACACTAAAAAGTCTCAGGCTCTAGCTGAACAACGTAAGGCGATTGAAGCTGAACGTCAACATTTAGAGTATGTAAAACAAGAGCGACAGGCATACGCCCAGAAATTGCAAGCGTTGGATAGCTTCCTTACGCAGCAAAATCGGGGTGTGGACTTAGATGTTCTAAAGGAAACAGACCCTATTGGCTATGCCGTAGCGGTAGCTGAACAGAATCAGCGTGAGAAGCAGTTAGCAGTAGTAAGGCAAGAACAGCAACGCATTGCACAACAGCAACAAGCCGAGCAACAAGCCTCTTTGCAAAACCACTTGCGTCAAGAATCTGAGAAGTTAGTTAGTCTGATTCCTGAGTTATCCACTCCACAGGGTGATGCGGTTCGGAAACAAATCCGTGACTATGCGAAGTCTGTTGGTTGGACTGACGAAGAACTCAGTTCCGTGTATGACTCTCGTGCTGTGGTGAGTTTGTATAAAGCAATGAAGTATGAGCAACTTCAAAAGAGTAAGCCTGAAGTAACCAAGAAACTTCAAGCCGCTCCTAAGATGATGCGTTCTGGAACTTCTGCGCCTACTACAAAGTCATCGCAAGACAAACAGGTAATGCAACGACTGCGAGAAACTGGAAAAGTGACTGACGCAGCCCGAGCATTTGAACGATTCTTTTAAATTTGGAGTTTTAAAATGGCTACATATCAAACCTATACCGCTATTGGTCAGCGTGAAGACCTGTCTGACGTTATCTATAACATCAGCCCAACAGACACACCTTTCATGTCTTCTGTCGGCAAGACAAAGGCTACTGCTGTTTA